ATCGTTTCACAGTTAGAAAAGAAAGTGGAAAAGATTAATGGTGATGGTTCGAATTTCTTAATTCCTCACCACTTTGGACGTAACACGGGGGTTGGGGCAGTTGCTGAAAATGGTAACTTACCAACAGCGGGACAACAAGCGTATAAGAGCTCGACAGGTACAGCACGTATGGTGGCTGGTCGTTTAGAACTTACCGTACAAACCATTGAATCATCGAAGAAAAATGAAACGTCTTATCTTCGTGCAGTAGAATCTGAGGTAAAAGGTTTAACAACGGATATGAAGAACTTCCGTGCACGTGTTACCTTCGGTAATGGTTCAGGACGTATTGCGAATTGTACCGCACAGGCGACGGCTGCGAATGCACTTGTGGTAAGTAGTGTGAAGGGATTCTTCGTTGGACAAAAAGTAGATATTGTCAATGCGACAGGTAGCGTGACAACAAGCAATCGAACTGTTACAGCAATTGATCGTGCAGCGACTACCATTACGATTGATGGTGCTGCAGTTGCAACCGCGGCAACAGATGGCATTGTGTCAGCTGGGTCTTCTAATTTAGAGCCAATGGGGTTAAATGGAATTATTGATGATAAGCTCATCTTACAAGGGTTAAATCCTTCCACATATACATGGTGGAAAGCAAATATGTTTGCGAATAATGGAACGGCTCGTCCGATTTCCGATGCGCTACTACGTTTAGTGATGGATGAAACATCTATTGTGAGTGGGAAAGAAACAGACTTTCTTATGGGTTCGCACGGTGTACGTGCAGCATACGAGGCTGTACTGACTACAAATAAACGCTACACAAATGTAATGCAGTTAGAAGGTGGCTATTCTGCATTAGAGTTTGATGGGAAACCATTCTTAGTAGACCGTTATATGCCGGCAGGTATTGTGTGGGGAGGAAATTATGACGATTTAGGATTATACCGTGTAGCGGACCTTCAGTTCATGGAAGAGGATGGTTCGATGTTCTCGCGTGTACCGAATAAAGCTGCATATGAAGCGACCGCGTATATGTTAGAAACAATGGTATGTCACGCACGTAATGCCTTCTGGCAACTGTCAGACGTGCAAGAAGCAACTGGATATACCAAATAGAATGAGAGGAGCGACTAGCTCCTCTTTTTTAAACTTCACGGAGGTATAGATCATGGGCGTGTGTGAACGACGTGGATTTCAACGAACAGTTTTAAATGACATCTATCATGTGGAAGAACAGCTACAATCCTATGATCCTCACTTGTATCTTATGTGGAATCCTAAAAATGGGGAACATGTCATTATGGATGGACTATTAGATATGTCGATTATGAAAATTCCACAAATCGGATTTGAACAATTGGACGCAAGAATTGTAGACCACATCAAGAGAATCCATACAGTGAATGGGTTCTCCGCTGTTCAAACTGTGGAAGATACAGAGAAAAAGAGACAACAAGAAGAAGAGAGAAAACTGAATGATCTAGCGGAAGATTATGCGAGAGAATCAAAAGAAGCCTTTTGGAATGCGCATGCATATGGTCGTGTGGATGGCGTACAGAAATATGTACAGGGTGTAAATGTGGGAGGGAATGGAAATGAACCTGCAAGAGCTAATCCTACAAGTGAACCGGGATGTTGATGACATTTTTGAAAATGGAGATATTCAACATTGGCTCAATCGTGCATTAGATGATATCACCCCGATTGCAAGGGTAGAAAAGAAAGCCACTTTAACATATCCATACACATTACCAAATGACGTACAAGATATGGAACGAGTGATGCAAATGAACAAAGTATTTACGCGCATACCTGTAGGAGAACAAAATCAGCAAGGGTATTGGGTGTGGGGAAATGAATTGATGCTACAAGGTGGGAGTCAACAACCTATTGAAGTCTATTATTATAAAAAGTTAAGTCATCTAAAAGGAATGGAAGATGTACCTGAAATTGATAGTCCCTATCACGATTTATTAATTTTATACGCTGTTGGACAACTACAGTTTATGGATGGAGATTATGCGGATAGACCAGATCGTATGCAGCGATATGAACAACGTAGACAACAATATGCTGTCTTTCGTGAGAAACGGAAAGTAAAGAGGTCCGGTGTACGAATCAAGACCGTCCACGAGTATAGTGATGCTGCTCCTACCTTCCTTGCGGATTGAAAGGGAGTGATGAGGATTGAAGGATACTGCTGAATTTAAAGATTTTTCAATGGGATTGAATGATACGGTTTATTCAAATTTAATTACGGATAAAGAACTCAGTAAAGTAGAAAATGCAGTGATTGGTGTGGGGGAAATTCGGAAACGAACAGGTTATAAGCAAGTTGCTTATGTAGGAGAGAAAATAACAGGCGCCTATACATTTCTCAAGTCAGATGGTACAAATGAGTTATTGATGATGGGTGACCGTCTGAGGAGATGGAATGGGAAATTCTTTGTTGATATCCCAGGTCCGCCCTCTACTGGTGACAGAGCGAATTTTATCACGATGAAAGACCGAAAAGGAAACCGTGTTGTTTTAGTTGCCAATAATATCTCTCTAAAAGTGTATGCTGAAAATCAGTTATCCTCTGTCACAGCATATGTACCTACTGCGGATGAACAAAGAAACCCAGGATTGAATGATATAGGTTCTTTATTTAACTGTAAATACATGGCTTTCTTTGGCGGACGGTTATTTGTTGTGGGTCATGACATAAAGAATCGCGTTTCATTCTCCCACATCGATCCAAAACTTGGATACGCTGTATATGATTATTTTCCCGCCATTAATTTTTTTGATGTGGCAAGTAATGAGAATGATGAAATCGTAGGGCTGGTAACGTTTCGGAATAGTTTAATTATCTTCTGCAGGTATTCCATATGGGCTTTATATGGAAAAACAACATATGATTATGAATTAGTAAAGATCAATACACCAACGGGCTGTATGGCACCTGAGAGTATTAAAGTAGTTGGAAATCAAATTTTTTATTTGAGTGATACACATGTATATGGATTATTTGCGAATGATTTTAATATGGTAAGTGCACAAATTATAACCAAGCAAATAGAATCGACAATGCGTGCAATCCCACTTACAGAAAAAAGTAAAGCTGTTGCGGGTTATTTTGAAGGGAAGTACTATCTATCTTTTCCAAATGGAAAAACACTTGTCTATGATGAACTGCTGGCGTGTTGGACTGTTTATTCGAATATCAAAGCGGATGTATTCGTAAACTATGATGGGAATTTTTATTTTGGAAGCAATAAAAATGCGTATGTCTTTCATCCTGAATATCATGATGATGGAAAGCCGATTCCTTTTCGTATGGAAACCAAGTATTTTGATTTTGGTTTGATGACACAAGACAAAAAGATTCATCGGATATGGTTGCATAGTAATCAACCCAACGGGTATCGGTTAGGAGTGAAATTAGATTTTGAAACCAAACAGGTAGATGGTACAAGACCAAATGCTGCGAATGTGTCCAATTGGGATGAAGCGATTTGGGATCAGAATACATTTGATAGAATCGAAATGTATATTAATCGACTACGTGTAAGTAATCGAACGAAAAAAATAGGCATGATTATTGAGGACGTAACTCATATACGTCCTTTTGTTGTATACGGCATCGGGGTCCAGTATGAATTGAAAAGAAGAAAGGAGACGTCCTATGGTACAAATTCAAAGAAAATATAATTTTATGCCAGGTACAACCATTTCATCTGGGCAAGTAAATGAAGAATTTACGAATTTAATTAATGCCCATAATGACAATGATGGGATTTTACAAAATTTGAATGAGTATGGGTTCTATAAAAATAACATACGAGCAGGAAAGACAGAGTTTATTCAGATAAGTCGTGGACAAACGTTGCAGAAACAAATCTTATTTACTCCTGCCTTTTCCCAAACTCCAATTGTTACGGTGACAGCGGCGAATGGAGATATTGGAACAGGAGACATCGTGGTATATCTTTCGCAAGTTACGACGACTGCTTTTACACTTACTCTGCACAATAAGAATACAACAAGAGATACTTCATTGGCTTTTCATTATATTGCCATTTCAATGGGATGAGGTGAGTTTGTATGACGAATTATCCAGTGTTTACAACGCCAGAACGGCGTAATTTAAGTATGCAAGATGCACGCTTACAAGCGAATGACGAGCTAGGTTCTTTATATGAAAGAGCATTGCAAAACATGCAAACGAGTGTAGCGGATAGTCAAACACAAGCAGCAGAACAAGCAGCCGCAAGAGGGATGGGAAGCTCGGGTTTATCACAAGATGCGATGAATAAAATCGCGATTGCAGGTCTATCACAAAGAGGAAATTTAGAAGCAGAGCGTACACAAAAAGTTGCTTCTTTAGCTCGCCAACTGATGGAACGTGACCAAGACCTTGGTTTCCGTGAACGCCAACAGGCGTTTCAGGAATGGAGTGGAGAACAAGGAATGAAGATGGATCAAGACCGTTTTGCCTATCAACAGAAAAATGATTTACGAAACCATAATTTTGATAAAGAGCGCTTCAATTATCAACAGAAAAATGACACGTTAAATCGTGATTTAGAGCGTGATAAGTTTGATTATACGAAAGACAAAGATTGGAGAGATTATCAATTCGATAATAAACGATTTGACCATCAAGTGAAAAATGATAATCGAAACTATGGTTTAGAACGAGACCGTTTTGATCATACGGTTCGAAATGATGATAGAAACTATGATCTGGATATAAATCGTTTCAACCACACCGTGAAAAATGATGATCGAAATTATGATTTAGACCAACAGCGTTTTAATTATACGATTTTTAATGATGGTAGAAACTATAGTCTTGATAAAAATAGATTTAACTATCAAATGAAAAATGATGATCGGAATTATAATTTAGACCTGAGTCGTTTTAATTATGGAAAGGAAAAAGACTTGCGTGATTATAACTTAGATGTGAGCCGATTTAATCACTCCGTAAATAATGACAATCGAAATTACAATCTCGATTTGAGTCGTTTTAATTATGGGAAACAAAAAGATACACGTGATTATAATTATCAAGTAAGTCGGGACAATGTATCGGATAACCGTTGGCAGCAAGATTATAATTACAGGGCCGGTCGCGACAGTGTAGCCGATAATCATTGGCAACAAGATTATAATTATCGCTCTGGAAGGGATAGCGTATCGGACAATCGCTGGCAACAAGAATTCAATTATCGTTCCGGAAGGGACGGTGTATCTGATAGCCATTGGCAACAGGAGTATAACTTAAAAAAGCAAGCAGCCGCCTCTAGAAATAGTGGTGGAGGTGGCGGTAGTTCTTCTAGCAGTTCACCAAGTATAAGCTCAAAATCTTCATTGAATGATTATACACGCGATCAAATCAATTGGTACAGTAACCCAAATAATGCCCCGTATGCATATGGACAAAAGAAGGAAGAAGTAAAGAAAGCACCATCTTATGTGGAGTCGCTGTTATTGAGGAAACCATGGGAGTCTTCTTCTTTGTTGAAACAGTTTGGGCCGAAAGGATTTTGGTAAGGAGTGTGAAGGATGCCTCGTAAAAAGAAAAGCGATATAGAAAGAGAACAAGCGTCTTCTATGGTGAAGGATTGGGAAAAAGACAATGGTGGTCTAGATGATAATCAGCGTGCTACGCTTCAACGCATGATTGAACTCAATTCCAATACGGCCCAGCAAGATATTCGACGTGTGGATTATTATAGTGGGAATCAAGATAAATATGAAAAAAATACGCAATCCATTCAAGTTCGGAATGAAAATACAGGTAATCTTGTAAAAAATAAAAAAGAAATCTTTGCTTTGAAAGAAGGACAAGAGGAAGAACCTTTAGAGAATGTCTATCAAAGCCTTGCATTTGACAAAAATAATGAGGACCATAGAAAGCCACCAGAGAGAAATCCGTTTTTAGATCAAATAAAAGCAGCGAACAGTATTTCACAATCCACATCCACAGACTGGATGAAACAACAGGAAGAAGCTAGTCGTACCAATCGTATGATGAGTACGATTGATCGTATCGCGAAACAGCCACCTCAGGAAGGTGGTTTTTTTGATGATTTGAAATTCGGTGCTAAAAAGTTTGGTGAAATGATTAAGCCACCTGAAGGTAAGACCAGACAAGAAGTTTGGGATGAGTATATGAAAGATGGTGGGAAAAGCAGAGGAACGAAAGAAGTCAATCGCTTTGCGAATCGTACTATGGATTCTACGTTACTCAATGCGCCAAGTGCGGCCATGAAAAAAGTAAGAGCACAAGATTCGGTAGATTGGCAAGATCACCGTGAAGGTGTAGGAGAAAACATTGCTGACTTTGTATCGACGGGGATTGGCTATGTACTTCCTGGTGCAGGGGCTGCGAATGTAGCGGGGAAACTGGGAATGGCTGCGAAGGTTGGTGAGAATACTTCTAAACTCGGAAAAATCGGACAATACGCAAAAGAGGGCGCAGTAACAGGTGCCCTTATTGCAGGTGCAGAAACACCAGCCAAAGCATATGTGAATCCGGAACAGACGGTAGGAGACCATTTAAAACGGATTGGCGTAGAGACAGCAGCAGGGGCAGCTATTACGCCGCTTGCCCACGGTTTGATGAATGCGGTGCAAAATTTGCGTAAGACGAAGGGGAATACTTCTACTTCTAACGTATCGGATGATGTCATTCAGCAGGAAAGACAACAAAGGGAATTCACCAATCAAGCTGCGGAAGAACAAGCATTACAAGATACACGTATCAAAAACGAACCGGAATCTTTACCAATTCAAGCTGCATCAGAATCCGCACCATCGTTAGAACAAGCAATCGAAAGTGTGGCCAAACAGAAAAAGAAAGCTTCTTCAAATGGAGAACTTCCTGATGACGTACAAGCGATGCGCCATGCACCTCCGGTCATTCAATCCGCTATGGCGCCAGATGGGCGGACCATTACGCAGAAAAAGTTAATGGATAGTTTCCGTGATAATGTGGGTATCACACTTCGTACGGGACGCATGGGATTGGGAGACGATGCTGTTTCGGGTATTTATAAGAATAGTCCCGAAGTCATTCGTACGCGTGATTATGGGGACTTAGAAACGTTAGCGCATGAAACAGGTCATCATTTGGATAAGAAATTTGGATTGAATGACCCAAAATTTGATGACGAATTAATGAAACTTGGTTCCCACACCTCCGGTCAAAATTATACGCCTGAACAAATTCGTCAAGAAGGTATGGCGGAATTCATGCGTCGTTATTTACTCAACCCAGCCATGGCAGAACAAGAAGCACCTGCATTTATGAAGCATTTTCAAAATACCATTCCGGAAGATGTACAAAAGGGATTGAAAACAGTACAAGAAGATGCGCAAATATGGGCGAATCAAGGGGATGAAGCGCGTTTCCGCGGAAAAATTAATGTGAATGAAAAAACTAAGGGTCTTGAGCGTGTGAAGCAAGTGCTGCAAAAACTACCAAATTCGAAAGAAGAGTTATATACAGATGTAATGGATAGACTTTATCCGATTTCTAAAGCAGAGAAAGAAATACTTGGTGGAGAATTGGCGGATGCGTCTGTTTCTCCTTATAAGAAGGCAAGGCTTGCAGCGGGAACGCCTAAAAAGGCGCAAATGAAGGTAGAAGAGTTCCGTAATATCTTTGGAGATTCAAAGGTTGATATGGCAGATATACGGGATTATGTGACCGCTACACATGCAAGAGACTTAGAAAAACAAGGCATTAAAACTGGGTTTACTCCGGACGAGATAGAGAAAACAATTGCGAAGTTTGATAATCCTGAAATACAAGCGGCACACAAAAAGATTAAAGCCTACAATGACTCTTTGCTAGATATGTTGGTTGAAGGGCAAATGTTATCTAAAGACGCTGTTACTGCCATGCGTGAAAAACACCCAAACTACATGCCATTCAATCGTTATTTTGATGAAGAAGGCATGGGTGAAGGTTTCGGCGGAGGAAAAGGATTTGTAGATTTAACCAATCCTGTTAAGCGTATAGAGGGTTCGAGCCGAAATGTCATTGATCCGTTTGAAAGCATTGTGAAAAATACCTTCAAGTCTATGCAAGCAATTGAAAGAAATAAAGTTGGCCTAGCTCTAGCAGATTTAGCGGAAAACGAAGGCGCAGGGAAATGGATTGAAAAGCTTGCTGGTGATGGAAAAGAATCGGTAGCGAAAGAGAACATTGTAACTGTTTTTCGAAATGGGGAAAAACAACAATATCAATTAGCGCCTGAATTATATCGTGCCGTGAAAGCAATGGACAAGGAGGTTACAAATAAATTTATATTGGCCGCATCAAAACCGAGTGATTGGCTACGCGCCGGGGCAACCTTAACTCCTGAATTTGCCTTGAGAAATCCGATTCGTGACCAGTTTGCAGCTTATGTGGTAAGTGATACAGGGTACAATCCTTTCGACTTTGTAAAGGGACTTAAAGAAGTTGGGAAGAAAAAGTTCGGGAAAGGTTCAGAGGTGTATGATGACTGGGTAAATCAGGGTGGTGCATATGGTGGATATTTATCTGCCGATCGTGATTTGTTGAAAGAACAGTTATCAGGATTAGAAAAACAAGAATCTGGACTTCCAAAAGCGATAAAGGCTATTACCGCTCCTGTCAATCCTAAAAATTGGCTGAAAGTATTACAAAATATATCTGAAGTATCGGAAGAAGCAACAAAAGTCGGGGCTTATCATAAAGGATTGAAAAAGGGATTAACGCCAGAAGAATCAGCTTATCAGGCGCGTGATTTAATGGATTTCAACCGTATGGGGAATTCCATGCAATCTGCGAATCGAATTTTTACGTTCTTAAATGCAAACGTACAAGGAAAAGACAAATTAATTCGTGCCATGAAGGAACATCCAGTTCGAACAAGTGCCCGTATTGCAGGTTCAACCTTACCACCAAGTGCACTAGCCATCGCAAGTTATGCAAATGCAAATGATAAACAAAAAGAAATGATGGACAATATGCCGCAACAAGAGAAAGACACGTATTGGTCATATGCCATTCCTGGTACTGATAAAGTGGGACGGATTCCCAAGCCTTTCGATATCTCATTACTAGCTAATACAGTAGAAAGAGCAAATAAATATAGAGAGGGAAATCAGTATGCGTTTGATGGATTTGATAAAACTGTAAATGATGCGGTGAAAGTACCATGGATACCGACTACGTTACAACCAATTGTCGAGAATATGGCAAACTATAGCTTTTTTAGGGATGGTCCAATTGTTCCAAAGCGTGATGAGAAAAATTCACCGAAAGAGCAATATGGTCCAAATACAAGCTTAACAGCTCGTGAAATGGCGAGTGCATTAGATAAGGTTGGAATCGAAGCTTCTCCATACAAAATTGATAATCTATATAAAGGATATACGGCTGGATTAGGTCAGTTTCCATTGAAAGGATTGGATAGTGCGATTTCATTAATATCTAATAAAGGTGTACCTACACCTATTGCACAGGAATGGAATGAATCGACACCAGGTGCAAAAGCATTCTTTGTAAATGGCCAAGGTGGTGGTAAGGTCATGGAGGATTACTACAACATCATGGATGAACAACAAGCGATTCAAGCGGATAGTAAAAAGAATGAAGAAGATGCATCAAATGCCGAAGAAATGAAAGTATTTAATAGAATTGATAGAGATATGGCTAAGTTACGTAAAGAATATTATGTTGTAAAATCGGATACTGAGATGAACCCAGAAGTAAAACGAAGTGAATTAGATCGTCTGGATGAAGAGATGCGTGCACTTGCACGAAAAGGAATTACAGTCTTTAGACCTGATTATAAATAAGGGTTCCACATACTCTGTTTGAATAAGAACATCTTGTCCATTTTTAGAATAATATATCTAGATGCTTCGTAATTTAATTAGAACAAGGGATGTGGAAACATGGAAGACATCAAGAAAAAAATAGAGGAGTTGACTTTGGAGCAAAAAGAAATCATGCGAGAAATAAGAAATTTAGAGATGCGTACTACGATAAATGAAAAAGATATTTCTACAGTTAATAAGCAATTAGAAAAAATCAGTTTAAATACAACTTGGATTTTACGAATTGTTATCGGGGGGGTTGTAACAGGGGTTTTAGGTCTAGTAGTTAAAGGAATAATGTGAAAATCGTATCCAAAAGAGCTCCTAACAGGGCTCTTTTTCTATTGCCATGACAAGGGGATGAGAACAATGGAAGAACAAATCTTCAATTCCATGATTCAACAGGGAGCATTCGCAGCGTTATTCGTGTGGATGCTTTTTACGACGCAAAAAAAGAATGAACAGCGTGAAGAACAATATCAAAAGGTCATTGAAAAGAATCAGGACGTTATCACAAAACAAGCAGAAGCTTTTGGGGATTTATCAAAAGATGTTTCTGAAATTAAACAAAAAATCTTAGGAAGTGGAGATGTTCAATAATGGAAATCCGAAAAAAATTAGTTGACCCAAGTAAATATGGTATAAAGTGTCCGTATACAATGAATCCTGAATTCATAACGGTTCATAACACTTACAACGATGCTTCAGCGGAAAATGAAATCGCGTATATGATTCGAAATAATAATGAAGTGTCCTTCCACATCGCAGTAGATGATAAAGAAGCGGTACAAGGAATTCCTTTAGAGCGTAACGCTTGGCATTGCGGTGATGGTGGAGGTAACGGAAATCGTAAATCTATCGGGGTTGAAATTTGCTACTCTTTAAGTGGTGGAGATAGATATTATAAGGCGGAAAATAATGCGGCTATTATTATGGCTCAATTGATGAGACAATATAACATTCCAATCAGTAAAGTTCGTACACATCAATCATGGAGTGGGAAGCACTGTCCACACCGTATGTTGGCAGAAGGACGTTGGGGGTCTTTCATTGAAAGGGTGCAAAACGCATATGACGGTGGCGGCAATACAGCACCATCCACACAACCGTCTAACAATGGTGTAGGTGTCGTTACCATTACAGCGGATGTATTACGCGTTCGTACGGGACCAGGAACGAATTACGACATTGTGAAAAAGGTGTACCGCGGAGAACGCTATCAATCTTGGGGCATTCAAAATGGCTGGTACAACGTTGGTGGAGACCAATGGGTATCAGGGGAGTATGTGCGGTTTGAGGGGTAGGATGGAACGGTTTTGAAGAGTATGCATAGTATGCAATTACCAAAAGGTTTTATATATGCGTAAAATAGGGCAGACAAAAAAGCATTCCTTGTGAGAGGGGAGTGCTTTTTTCTGTATAGATTGGCATGTTGTATGACATAGCCGGAGCAATTTAATATATGCTTCTAAAGTGCTTAACATGCTTTGAAAACAAGAGACACCTTCCTCAGTTGAAGGTGTCTCTCGTGTGGTGATTCTCCAGATGCATAAACAGTATATGCAATAAGAATTAAAGATAGAACAGGTTCTTGACTGTTGTATCTAAATGTATTATATTTTCAATTGAACATTCTATTTACCCCAATACTCAATATATCGAAGAAATCCGTCTCCTTTTGGAGGCGGATTTTTTATTTGTGTACTTTAGAAATAACGATACTGCTTTTATACATCTTATCTACTTGTTCTTTGCTATATCCGTATAGTAGCGTTTCTTTATCATCTACAAATAAGCAGGTCCCCATGTTAAACCCTCGGCAACCAGCCAAAATTTTAGGAAGCTTAGGAATGTAACCTATAGCTTCAATATCCATGAGAATAAATTTAATTGAGTTTGTTTTTTTATTCTGCTGGATATTTTTCAGTAGATGACTCATAAACGAAAACAGTTGCTTCCCCATATGAGGTATAAACTCTTCTTTCTGTTGATCTCGTTCGTTATATGTAAAATAAACAATTATTTTTCGCTTTAACAGTTGTAATAAATCTTGCTTTGAATTTGAATGAATTTCTGTATAAGGAAGCAGTAGTGTTTCGTAACCTTGATCATATTTTTGACCGGATGTTTTTTGATACAAAATTCCTTTGTAATCCAGTACAAATAAAGATTCTTCCTCATGTTCTACAATAAACTTTGCAACCTCAGATAATCCCTTTCCTGGATGATAGTATCCTTCAACGATTTGATTTAGTGTTTTGAATGGTGGTTTTTGCATTGTGTTACTCCTCTTCAAGTATCCATATTTCTTCAATAGGTTTTTTTAGTTCTTTACAAATCATATATGCAGTATCAAATCTTGGCTGAGTTCTATTCCGAACAATGGCACTAAGAGTCGAGCCGTCGATGCCGATTTTTTTAGCAAAGTCACTTTGTTTAATATCCATTTCTGCAAATATGATTTTCAATCTACATTTAAAATTCATACGTGTTCACCTCAAGAAATCAATTTCTACAAGTAATTTCAAATACCTGCAAAAAAAGTACAAGTAATAAGTGGAAAAAATGATGAGGACATGCAAAAAACAATTTCCACGTCATATACCTATATTACTTCCATATGGAAGCCCACGAAGAATTCTACTTGGAATTTCGTATGGCACTGTAGATATCAAGAGAGGAGAGGGTTACATGCGTTCTCATTATAGTTATCTCAATGTAACGCCGTATTTATATTCATCAAAAGAATTACGCCACATGTATAACGAGTCAAGATCTAGAAAAGAGACGGAATCAATTCTTACTCACATGAGGAACCATGAAGTATTTGATAACAAAGAGTACAAAGGGTATTTCAGTTTATCACAAGTCATTGAAGAAGATTTATATGGAGAAGAGGAGGATATATTGAATTGGCAAGATTTAATGGAGCGGTATCAGATTGTAGCTACTAAATCGGGGATTAAATTTCGTGAAAAAGAAGAACTGACCGAGGAGGAATGGTTATGACACTTGCAGGAGAAGCAGTCATTATTTGGACAGCAACAGGTTTGTCTGTAATCGCGATGAATGTAGCTGAAAAAATGGGGAAGAGTGTTCCACATTGGCTTCCACGTATAACCTTGTATACGACGCTTACGGGCTCGTTCTTATATCTTCTACGTTATGTTCTCGTTATGTTTCTATGAAGGAATATGATGTGGAAGAGAGGGACAGTAGAAATCATAAGCGAAAATGCTTGTTCTGTCTTCTTCCAACAAAGTGCAATGATATCCTTATAGGATATCTAAAGGAGAAATGTTTATGCTGGAATTACTATTGGTCCCGACGACAGCTTTAACTATTGCATTCGTAAGTGATCGTTTTAAAAATAAAATAGATGATAAAAAGAAGATACAAGTATTTTTTGAAGTGTCAGGAATTGCAATTAAAAAAGATGATAAGATTCATTATCCAAAATTTAAAAAGCGAACTCATGATGATAGAAGTACAACATACGTGTATGAGTTGCCTGTTGGTATGCCAAGTAAAATTATTCGAAAGGTTGAAGATGTTGTAAGTGAAGGGTTAAATAAACCTGTTCGAATTCAGTATGACAATTATAAATTGAACATTCGTGTATTCGACCAAGAAATACCGAAGAAGTGGGAATGGTCAAACAATTTAATTCAAGGTGGAAAATGGCTTGTGCCAATAGGGCAAAGTTTAGAACAATTGATTTATCACGATTTTGATAAAACACCACATATGACATTAGGTGGTTTAACACGTATGGGAAAGACTGTATTCCTAAAGAATGTGATGACATCTCTTATTACTGCACAAGCAGAATATACGCACTTGTTTATTATTGATTTAAAAGGAGGATTAGAGTTCGGACCATACAAAAATGTAAAACAGATTGAGTCGATTGCAGAAAACCCAATCGAAGCTTTTCAGTTATTGAACATGGTTTTGAAAAAGATGGAAGAGAAAATGCTTTTTATGAAAGAACACCATTATACCAATGTGGTAGAAACAAATATAAAAGAACGCTATTTTATTATCGTGGATGAAGGCGCAGAACTTTGTCCTGATAAAAGTATGAATAGAAAACAACAAAAGTTATTAGGAGCTTGCCAACAAATGCTGTCTCATATAGCGCGTATAGGTGGAGCATTAGGATTTCGATTGATATTTTGTACACAGTACCCTACTGGTGATACTTTACCACGTCAAGTGAAGCAAAACAGTGATGCAAAATTAGGATTTCGATTACCAACTCAAACAGCTTCTCAAGTTGTCATTGATGAAACGGGTCTGGAATCGATTGAAAGTATACCAGGGCGCGCGCTTTTTAAAACAGATCGATTAACAGAGATTCAAGTCCCTTATATCTCAAATGAGCAGATGTGGGACGTATTAAAACAATACGAGGTGAAAAAAGATGCATATGCAGACACATATCAAAATGAATCGTCAGATGATGATTTTGACCTCGATTAGAAAGTTGAAATTCGCCACTAGAAGACATTTGATGGCCATTCACGATATGGGAGGAATACGGAATGCGAATCGGATTCTAAAAGATTTAAGCCCATATGTGAATAGTACCGTTTATAAAAAAGAGCATGTATACTACCTCAATAAACAAGGACGTGCGTTATTCGATGATGCAGAAAAGGTTGTGCCCACCATTCGATTAGCACACAGCCTCATGAGAAACGAAGCGTGGTTGCATCTATTTTGTCCCGAAGACTGGCAGATAGAAGCCCCTATACGTTATAAAGTGCATGAAAATAAGAGAACGATTATTCCAGATGTAAAGTACCGGGATAGTGACGGGATTTTAAACGCAGTCGAAATAGATCGTACACAAATGATGAATGTGAACAGTGAAAAAATGAATAAGTATGGTGAATTCACCTTGTATTATAAAAATAAATATAACGGGAAAGTTCCTATTGTTCACTTCTTTACAATCACACCATATAGGCAAAAGACGCTAGAACAATTTGCTATGCAGCATGGTGTATATGCAAAGGTATATGTGGCACCTGAAGTGTAAAGTGAAATCAGGACATCTGCTCTATTCAATATAGCCCCATTCCATCAGCTTCTTCTTTAGAGATTTTATAATATACACCTGGAGCAAAAGAGCTGTCTATTGTCTTTGTGGAAGGTATTTTTGAGCCATCAACCTCTAGCCAATTATAAAATATCCCATCACTAGTGCATGCACTTGTCTTACGATTTGCAAGATTATGTATCTCTCTAAAGTTATCAATGTAGTTATAGACCATCCTTTTGAATGTTCGAGTAAAGTATCCAATAGGATTTTTCATCAAATTTCCGTTATGCTCGTACTTATGTGTTTTAGAGTACAAAACCGAAGAAGCATTCGCAAGAAGGTTGTGAAATATATCTGTATCCCCTAGTAAATTAAATTGTTTTGCAGCCTTCTTCGCAATATTTTTGGCATTTTTGAAGGATTCATTAATAACATTTGATGAAAAAGAAGTTTGTAATTCCATACGCATAGATTGTGGCACACGATAATCAATGAAGTCTAAATCATGTCGAAAAGATTGCGAAACTTCCTCTTTACGTTTATTTATATCTTTAATCCTTTGTTTTAAGATTTTAGTAGTTGTTTTCTTGGTGTGACAAATTTCAGCATTTTTAGTAGGGTCTTCTGTGACAAACTCTTCTTTTGTGATGATTGGCTGGATTACAATAATGTTACTTGTTTGTCTCATATCACTTTTACGTTTCATTTCTAGTTGTTTGATGATACCAAGTAATTCTAAGTGTTGGCATGCACGAATAACTGTTCTACGACTAATATGAAGTACTTCAGCAATCTTCTTTTTGGATTTAAAAGAAACGCCAAAGTATTTAGAAGAATGGCTGTGTAAGTGATTAAGTACAGCCAATTGGTTTTTATTTAACTGATTAGCAAATTGTTTTTTATACGTTCGAACGGTATCATTCAATTCTGTAAGAGTTTGAAAGGATGCTAAGTTTTCATATGTCTCTATGCTAGCAAGAATGGTAATTGCTTGTTTCTTTTTCAT